TTTTATTTCATCCCAATTTGCAATTATGGCAATTACGGCTGCTGCAATTGCAGCCACCAATAATCCAACGGCACCAGTCATTGCTATAATTGCAACTTTTACGGCTGCAAAACCAGCTACTAATGTCGGAATTAATGCTATTATTTTACCTATAACTAAAAGTAATGGTGCGGCTGCAATTACCAAACCACCGAAAACAAGCCCAGCGGATAGCACTTCTGGAGATAATGTTCTTATGTTAGCCACCAAATCACGTAATCCAGTGATCATTGGCGTAAAAACAGGCAATAATTTCGTTCCTAATTCAGTAGAAAGGTTTTTAAATTCTACTCCTAAGGCTCGCATTACGCCACTTGCACCATCCGCTTCACGTGCTGCCTGACCTTGTGCTGCTGCTGTTTGTTCGTAGATTATTGATAAAACTGCGGCTTGCTTTGCAGTTAAACTCATTTCTTTGTCCTGCTCAACTAAACCCATCTTAAAAGCACGAGCTTTAATTAGAGCGTCATTGGCAGCAATACCGTAATTATCTAACATTGCAACATTGCCTTTCAATGCTGCGGTTAAAGTCCAAACAGCATCTTTTGTTTCCCCTCCAAACATTGCAGTTAAATCCCCTGCAAGTTCAATCAAAGATGCTGATTGCTTTCCAGCCTGCTCTTCGGTCAACCCTCCGATATTGACTAACATTGTAGCCATTTTGTTTGAGTATTCTAAGGCTTCCTTTGTGGCAATACCGTACATAGAAGGCAAATTTTGAGCCCAATCTTGTACGACTTTCGAGTTTGATTTGAAAATCTGGTCAGTAGCTCCTATTGCATCCTGAAAGTCTGCTGCCATCTTAAACGAAGCTGCCCCAGCAGCTAAAAAAGCTGCTGAGACAAACTTAACTTTATTTCCTAAATCAGTAAACTTCGACCCAACAGATTGAAGTTTGGAATCTACATTTTTTTCTAACCCGTTGACCGACTTTTGAGCCTCCTGAATCCCTTTCTCAAATTCTGATACGTTTGCGGTTATGACTGCGGTAAAACTCATATCTTTTTATTTTTTAATGCTGCTCTTTCCTTTCGTAACTCCTCTTTTGCTTCGTCAAATTTACGATTTTTTTTCTTATCATCCAACTGCATGTACGAATCAATCGTTTTTGGCAATCCTTTTGGGTCGAGGTGTGAACCGATACGAGCTTCATATGCTATTAGTCGGGTGTGTCGCCATTTCTCTTTTTCCATTCGACCCCACGCAAAGCACTTTATTAAGTACTCATTCCAGGACATATCGTAGAACTCTGAAAGTCTTAACCCCAACTCACCGAGTGCGAAACTCAGGTGGTTGCGGTTAAAGTCATCTTGTGGGTCAGTTATTTCGGTTGCGGTGTTTGTTCCACCGCTTTCACGTTTTTTGGCACTCCATCCGTCATCTGATTTGTAAATAGCGAAATTACATCGGCTACTTTTTGACCAAACAACCCGCCTTCTGTTTCGTCAAGCCAGTCGTAAATATCATTAATAGATAGGTTTTCGCCTTTCCTTTCAGGACTTGCATTCAACGCCCCAAAGTAAATAATTTTTGGGATTATATCGGCAGGGTTTGCTGTCATAAAATCAGATAGTTGCTCTAACCCAATGCCAGCATCTGCAAGGCATTTAATCACGTAAGCTCCAAACCTAATTTTAATAGTTTTACCGTTTACTTGAATTTCGGTGTTGTACATAGTATTATAAATTTGGGTCAACTGTTAAATAATCTCCGTTAATCGTTACATCCATTGAAAAAGTAGAATCCTCGTCCTGACCAGCCGAGTAGTCAGCATTTAGATTTGTGATTATCCCTTTAAAATAAATTGGTGTTGTTGTTCCTGTACCTCTATAAACCATGAATGTATGTTCTTCTAAATCATCCTGCAAAGCTCGTAAGTCATCCAATGAATCAGAATCGACCACCTCCCCTGAAAGCGATACAGTACTAACAATTGCGGTTGCTTTTGTTACGACTTCGCCTTCAGTACAAACGTTTACTTTTTCTACTGTTGTTGTTGCGTTGCTTTCGCTTCGTGATGTGATGCAAGCGATTGGAACATAATCTGAACCATCATAGAAAGCCATTCTTGCACCTTCCCACCCTTTTAAATAATTTGGCATAATTTTATAGTTTTAAATTGTTAAACATCTGTATCTGTATAACCTCCGTTAATGGTTATATCCATGCTGAAAGTAGCATCCTCATCTTGACCTGCCGAGTAGTCAGCATTTAAGTTTGTGATTATACCTTTGAAGTATTTAGCCAACGTTTCGCCCGTACCTCTGTACACTTTGAATGTTTGCTCTGCTAATGTTTTCTGTAAAACTCTTAACGCTTCAAGAGAATTGGTGTCGACTACCTCGCCTGAAAGTGATACGGTTCGACTTACTGATTTTGCTGTTGTAACTGTTTTCCCAAGTGTGCAAACGTTAACTTTTTCAGTCGTATTTGTTGCGTTGCTCTCGCTCCTTGATGTTATACAAGCGATAGGAACAAATGAACCTCCGCTTTTGTAGGAAAGTTTAGCACCCTCCCATCCTTTGAAATAAACTTTGTCAGCCATTTTTTATAAAATTTAAAATTAATACTTTTGAGAATGCTAAATTGGTGCTGCTATATTCAGCAATAGATCGGGTATAGACTAACTCGACTTTTTGAATATCAGAAATTAATGAGCTCCCTCTTGAATCCCTTAATTTGTTAATAATTGTTTCGCCTATGTCTTCACATAATTTTTTACTTCCAACTAAACCCCATTTCGTTACTACTCGGATTGTCATGTTCAAATCAAAGCGAGGGTTGCAAGCATTTTGAACCGCTGAATATTGTTCCTGTTGGTCTTGAATCAAAACATAAACACCTTCAGCTCCTGCAATTTTTGGAATTGAAACGGACGGATTAACGACCTCATCAAAAATAGGTATAGCAATGTTTTGATGTTTTAAAGTTCCAATTGCAGTTAAAACTTTTCCTCTTATGTCGGTTGCTCTATCCATCTACTTCTTTTGTGTCTGTTAATTTTGCGAGTTGTACCTGTAAATCCTTTGTGTATCGAAATACAGCGGGATAAAGATAAGGTTTCCCTTTCAAAGTACCAAGTCCATTTACATAAAATTTATAAGCTGTGTCCTTCACCCATTGTGGGTATGGTGCTAAAATACTTGCAGCGGATAAACCTGTTCCGAATTCAAAATAGGCAGCTAATTTATTTTCACCCATTACGCCAACCTCTGCTGTCAACCCTTTATTTGTAAAGTTTTTGTCTATATTAATAAATACGTCCGTATCTTCGAAATTTGGTGCATCTCGTGTCGCTTGTATTTCGATGCTCGTGGCTGTGTCTGCTATCAGATTCTTAACAGCTTCTACTTGTTTTTTTGAGTAGTTCCTTAAATTTTTAGCTGTGGTGTTTATTACCTTACTCATTTTGCTGAAATGTCAAAAACCCATTCTTGATTATATCTGATAGAACTAATTAAAGGTGTTCCGATAATGTTAAATAACTTGTTGTTCCATTTAACCATATGGTTTTGCTCAATACTAAACCCGCTTCGAGATTGAACGCCAACACGGAAAACAGCGGGTAGACCTAACTGAGCCTGTTCTATATTTGCTGACGTTTTCAATTGTTCTATTCTCGCAAAAGTAGATAACACAACCACTTCGGAGGGTGTTACCCCTCCGAAATTATCTGTTGTCGTGCCTTGCGTTATAAAACTAATTTTTTGGTCATACTTACCTAATTTCATAATCAAAACATTGGTCGGGTTGATAGTCTGCGATAAGTCATTATTGAACTTTGATTAACGGTTGAGGCATCGCCCCGACTTTGATACATCGTTGCAATGTCTTCTAAAATAGCGTTATCAACTTCCGAAGTGTCGAGTGCTACTCCTATAATTGATGTTGCTCGTGTTTGAGCTGCATCAAGTAATAGTTGTAGGTAATCGTCGTTATCCGTAAAGTCGATATTCAAGTAGCTTTTTACGTTTTCAACTGTTATCATATTTCAATTTTTATACGGCATCTTCTAATACTTTAATCCTCGCTGATAAGGCAATCGCCAACGCTTGAATATTTGCTGCTTCTGCTAATCCACTGTCGACATCTGCCACCACCGCATGAACGTGGTCGGATGCTGCTGCTTCAATCGCTGTTCTTGCTGCTGCTTTTGTTGCTCCCGCACCTATTTGCGCTGGTTTACCTGTAATTTCAGCCCATGCGGTTGGTGTTGTAG